GATATTTTTGCTGTCGGGTTTGGAAATGACTGTATTTCAAAATTTAAATAACCATTTCTTAGTTTATTTGATTCAATTGTATTTGTATCCGTATTTCCATCCGATAACATTATACTATCGGATATTAAAAGGTCGTTTTCAACACTTGCTAATTGATAGTTTAATTTTACAAAATCACCAAGTTCGTTTGGAAGATTTGAAACAAAATCTACACTTAAATCAGTAACCATAGGTGCTGGTGGTAATTCTGCTACATCTGATGATAATCTAAATTCTAAATTAATACTTCCATTTGTAGAATTTAAATTCCTTTCATTAGTAATAATGTAAGTATTATTCGGTTGTAAAGTGTATTCTTTTATCTTAATAATTTCATCATATAATCTACTTAAAGCAGTTGGCGTTTGGTTTCCTACTATATTTGTTGGTTTATTTCTAAATCTTAAAAAATTAGGTACAACATCGCCACCATCTTCTTCTGATGGAGTAATTTGTGTGTATTTTTTTTCAATACTTACTTCATAATAATTAAGTGATGTTCTTCCGTTTGAAAGTGTTTTATAAGTTCTTAAATTACCAAATGTAAGTGATGGTGAAAATGAAATTACCTGTGATTCTCCTGTTCCTATATTTACATCATTTTCTAAAAATTGAACAATTTCATTTGCTAATAAACTAATATTAAATGTTCCTAAATTTTGTTGTACTACACTTGGTGGTACAAATATAGGATTTGGTTGCACAGGTGGTATATATTGACCACCTCCACCGCCACCATTTCCAGTAGTTAAATTTCTTGGCAATCCAGAATTGCCGACAAATGGCGTATAATCACCCAAACCATTAAAAGGTTCGTTGATTTGGTTTCCACCTAATTCATTTGGGTCAAAAAATGCAGCCATTTACTTTTTGTTTATAAATATTTTTATTCCATATTTTGAGATTCTCTAGGGTCTACAACATTTGTGCCATCTCCGAGATTATCAATTGGATTGGTAATACCATTACCTCCACCACCTCTAGGGTTACTTCCTCCACCACCACCACCACTAAATCCACCGTTTAATATACGTGGGGGTTCGATTATTTTAATTGGTTCTGGTTCTTTTATTTGAACAGGAATTGGTTCTGGTTTTGGTTTTGGAACTATATCTAATGAAATTTCTTTTTTCGGTATATCTTGCGTTTCTTTAATAACCACTTTATTAGGTATAAAAACATTTTTTACTAATACTTCCGGTGTTTCAAACGCTGCCAATGAATCTTCAACTAATTTTTTTGTTTCAATTTTTAAAAATTCTTTAGGTGATGATTTTACAGATACATCTCTTCTTTTTAAATTTTTTGTATTCGTTTCGATACATAAAAATAAAATACTGGCCATATCGTTTGATATATTTGTAAAATCATAAACTTCACAATCTTCAAATCTTACTTCAGATGGTTTTCCAAAATTAGATTCAGTTATATCATAGTATTTATTGGTAAGATAGTATTGAACAGCTATTTTAAAATCTTCAAATATTTTTTTTCTATAAATTGAAAATTTACTCAATCCAAAATCTTTTTTTAAAATATTAAAAAAATCTTTACCGAATTTTGTTTCTAAAACTGAATCAATTTTTTCTAAAAAATTATTTTCAAATGATGTTAAAGAATTAAATATTTCTTTTTTATAATATTTAAAATCTTTATTTAAATTATTAATATTATCAAATTCTTTTTTATTTTTTTCGGTTGTACTTTCAAATTTTGTTTTAAGAGGTAATATTCTAATTTCTTCTCTTGATGGGGATATTTCTTGAATCCATACTCTTTCTAATTCATTTTCACTGCCAATTTTATATCTTACAAAATTTAAATTTATTTTTAATATTCCATTTCTAAAACCCAATGTATTTAATAATTTTTCGTAATTAATTACCAATTCTTTTTTACCACTTCTATTAGTTACAGAATACATATAGTTAGCTATATCATTCGATTTTATATATGCTACATTATTTCCTGATTTTTGGGGTAATAAATTATTATTTATATCATACACAGAAACTTCCATTACATCATACTTACATTCACCAAAATCAGTTTCTTCTATTTCATTTTTAGAAACAATAAATAGGTCTTCCGCTTGAAGATATTTACCTTCATTTTCAGTTTTACTATTTACTGCATCAAAATTTGTATATTTTTGAATACCCATAATTTTTAATCATATGATTTTGGATGCATTATACCAATTCTAGTTTTATATTCTTTAGTTTCTTCGGTATTATCTGCTAATCTTTTTACTTTAATTTTTAATGTTCCCATATGTTCTACACTTTTATCTCTTTTATCAAAACTACATCCACCAGGAGTAATAGTTAAACCAACTTTATCATTCTGACCAGCTGCTATTGTAAATGATGATTTTGGAATACTAAACCATCTTTGATTTGGAGCAAAAGTAGCTCTGATTTCTATTTGTACATCTTTAGTATCATTGTTTGTTATATCGAGCGTACTACCCGCTATCCAAGCAGAATCTTTTGTTTTATTATTGATTTTACCATTAATATCAGGATAATTTGGATTTTCTTTTGCTGGATTTATCTTAACTGCAACAACTTTATTTACAACTTCTGCACCACTTGCTAATGCTACGTTTGCTGTTGATTGTTGAATTGCTTGCTGTTGTTGTACCGCACCCAGCTGTGCCTGCAATCCTTCAATAATAGAATTAAGCGAATCAATTTGTTTAATTAATGCTTTAATCTGTGCTTTAAAACCTGTATTTTGTGATTGAAGTGATGCTCTTAAAATACTTTCATCAACTGATTTTTGTAATGATGTTGCTATTTGTTTTGAAAAATCTTCAATAGTACCTATTAATGTATTCAATTGATTGACCAAAACATCATTCGTTTGCTCAATTGTTAATCTATTATTTATTTCATTTTCTATTTGTATATTTAAATCAGATATAGTTGCATTTAAATCACTAACTGTATTATTAAGTTCTAATACCTGGACTCTTAATTGTGCCGATGCAGTAGCTTCGGCATCATATAATGGTTTTGGAACTAAATTTTTTATTTCTTTTGGAAGGTTTGGTTTTAATTCTTTTACCTCAACATTGATTGCCTTTTGCAATTCTTCAGTATCTATTTTACTTTTAAAAAGTGGTTTAAAAATAAAAGATGATGCAGATGTTTTATCATTAGCAATAGTTACATTATATTCATTTTTTTCAATAGCTTCTGAGCCGGATATTTTAAGTATAGCTTCTAATTCCAGTTCTTTTCTGTTTTTTAACTTTTCTGCTATTGATTCTAAATTATTCATACTTATACAACTTCAAATAAAAGTCTTTCATCTATAATTGTTGATGTTTCATTTTCAACTATTTTCAATTTGATTCTATATGTTCTATCAATTGCAAACGTATTCAAATCTAAATTAAAATAATTTGATGTAGTATCACAACTTACTTTTGTATAATCACTAAATGGAATTAAAACTTCGTTTGTTCTATAATCTTCTAACTGATAATATGTAGTAGCTGGTAGATATTTTGATTGGTCATATTCAAAAATTGTTCCAAAAGATTTATTTGGATATAAATCTCTACCTTTAACTCTTATTTTAATTTTTGTATTTTCTAAATATTCTTTTTTAAGAGTTGTTAAAACTATTTTATAATCCCCATCTGAAGCTGAACCTGTTACTGGTAATAAACTTCCTGTATTGAAAATAAAATCTTTCCAAAGCAATTCTAATGTTGGTTCATATATTGTATTTGTTTCTTTTGAAAAAAACTTTAACATTCCATAATCTGTATCGTTTTCTTCATTTGTTAAGCTGTGTCTAACAATAAATCCATTATTTTCTATTGACCCACTTAACCACAATTTAACAATGTTCGTAACATCCATTCTAATATCATCGGGTTCATATGAAAATGATTGTGAAGCCTGTGATGCTGTATACCAAGTTCCCCCTTCAGCATTTGCTGATCCTGTTGTACCTAATGTAAATACTGCAGTTCCTGCAATTGTATTTTTTTGCCAACTATTTATTCCATCTCTATATTTCCAACTAACTCCATCCGATGATATATTATCAAATTTTGTACCAGTTCCCATAGACCAACTTTGAGAAACTGCGTTTGCATAGATTGTATATTCTAGTGGAATTTCTTCGGCATTTGCTGATTTAAAGTTTAAATAAGCAATAAAACTACTAGATATTGAACCATTTGCTATAGACTCTGATATTGTATTAATATCAAATTTTATAAAAGTCCTATGAATATCTTTGATATTATCATAGTAAGTTTTTCCTACTTCCAATATCTCATCACGGCCTGAATTTTGTTCAGGTTGTTGAAGATATACACTTGCGTCATATATTGAATTGTAAAATTTATGCATTATAATGCCCTCCCTTTAATGTCTTTATTTGGATATTTAACTTCAAATACGCAAGGGTCCATAGATGGAAAAATAATTTTTCCTCTTGTTGCTTGCTCTATATTATATTTGTTTGGTGAATAAGTACCATCGGAACCACATAAATTATATATTTTAACAGATGATACACTCATAACACCCTCAACATTTGCAATAACTAATTCCAATTCAGAAATATTAATAGTTTTATTAAATGTCCAATTATCTGTATTAAAATATTCTTGCAATTCTGTTATACAATTTGTAACAACTTCTCTTTTATTATAATCACTATAACAAACTATTTCAAAATCAACTCCAATGTTTACTATAAATCCATCTAAAATGTTTACACCATCTGTTATCATCCTATATTGACTTACATACGTTTTAAGATTTTCTTTTGCTGCTAAATTTAAATTTGTTAAGTTTTTATTAGAGTCATATCCTAAAACATACATATTAATTGCAAATGGATTATTTTGTTGTGATATTCCATGCTTTCTTTGATTTATATAACTTATAATTCCTTTTTGTATTTCTTGTCTATTTTTACTCTGCAACTCTTCAACTAATCCAATAAATTCAGAAACGTTTTTTGGATTAGAAAGAATTGTATTTGGTGAATTTACATCAACTTCACTATCGGGAGAAACATAAACTTTAGCAACACTACCATATCTAGCGGGCATTGATAATGCTCTAACTATATAATCTTCTCTAGTCACTGCACGATTTTGTGAACCAAACATTGCCAATGCATTTTGTCTAATTTCTTCAATAGATTCACCACCTCTACCACCAGTTGCTGACTCTAAATTATCAACTGCTAAAGATTCCTTACCGGCCTGATATGTTGATAATAAACTGGTATTTATTGATAAAATATCTTCATCAAATTCTATTTTATTTATAATATTTAACTGATTAGAATTAATATTTGCTTCAACACCACCACCAATCAAATATTTTATAGTTAATGTTTTACCTGCGGGCGCTATACCAAATGTATTTGTTTTTAAAAAATTAGATGGGTCTATTCCCATATTCAATCTACTAATTGAATTTGCGGTTCCAATTCCTATATTTTTTGTATTTGGTAAAATTTGTTCATCTGCCAAATTAACGTCTCCGCTACCAAATTGTAAATCAATGGTATTATCATTATTTATTTTTACAGAAAACCTTCTAGGAACTTTTTGTATTTCTAACAAATAAGGGACGGTTGAACTATTCTGATGTAAATTTCCGTTATATGCTGTATTTTCTTGTTCTACAAATATACTTTCTTGTGCTAAATAAGGAACCTCATAATATTTGTTATTATCCGAATCCGTTACTGATGTTATTGATATTATATTATTATCTGATAATGTAATACTTGGATAATCTCTTTCGTTTAAAGGAACGCTTGTTGTTATTGTTTTTTGAATGGCTGATATTGCTTTTACTTTTTTTGTTACTAAATAAAAAGTAGGTAAACCACTATTATCTCTTTCAAAAACATCATATTCTCTATCAGTTTCTTGAGAAAAATCAACCACATCTGTTGTTCTAAAAATAATTCCTGTATTTGTTGATACTTCTAAACCTTCTTTTATTCTTAAAAATAATCTCTCATCTGGTTCATAATTTGGTGCACCAGCTGCAGGAACAAGTTGATAAATTGTTAATGTGGTTACGGCAGGTGTAGTTACTTTTGGTTTATATCCCATTGATTGTGCAAGAGACATTATGTTTTTTCTTTCGGTGGCGTGTAAAAGTAATGATTCTTTTAATTGAGCGTCTTGATAAAATGAAAGAACATCTCCTATATATGATGCCATTTCAACAAAAACCATACCGGGAGAGGATTCATTAAAATCAGAATATGTATTTGGAAAATAAGTTTTTGTAAAATCAATAAGATTTTCTTTTAAAGAAGCAAAATCTTTACCAACATAATTTATGTCTTTTTTATTACCCCAATTTTTATCATTAGATTTAATAGCCATTTTTTATTTATTGTTTTATATTTAAACTAATTGAATCTCTTAAATTTGGGTTTGACCTCAATGAAAATTTCATATCTAAAGTTATTGTATTTTTATCAATAGATATATTATCATAATCAAATATTATTTCATCTATATTAATATATGGCAACCATTTTGAAACAGCATCATTTATAACAAACTCAATTTTACTATCTATTTCTGTATCAACAATTTGTTCAAATATTAATTTCCAAATATCACAACCAAACTCAGGTTGCATCACTCTTTCACCCCTTCTTGTCATTATTAAATTTATAAGATTATTTTTTGCTTGAGAAAGTGTAGTGT